ACTGCAGGCATCTGGATCCCGGTTTGGATTTTGATTTCCGCGAAGATTGGCGGATGGCGGTGCCCGAACTGTGGAAGCAGGTGTTAAACGAAGCGACACCGCGAGGTAGCTCCGCGGTGTCTCCCATTGCTTCGCTGCTGACCTTCGCTTTTTATCCGCTGCTGGTCAGCATTGTGGTTTCAGTGTTCCCTAAGCCTTTGCAACTCCAGCCGCTTTGATGTCAAGAGCGATCACGGTGGTTGATGTCGCGAAGCCTAGAAACGTGGCGAAGTCTCCGGTGACTAAGTCAGACTCAAGACACACGCCGCCAGCTGTTGTCGAGGCGTAATAGGCCGTTCCGACAGTGACCGTGGCCCCGATCGTGATTGGCCCGGAGGTCTGGTAAGTGACGGGCTGCCCCGTTGATGCGGCATTGAGTGCGACTCCGACAACCGCCGCAGATGCGAGCACGTCAGCATCGGCTGGGAATATGGTTATCGCTGTTGCGTCAAGATAAACCGGCTGCCCTTGCGTGATTGCTGCGCCTGCGGTGCCGCTTTTCGTTTTGGATCCCGTTCCGGGTGCTACGCTTGCTGCGGTGATTGTCAAAACTGCCATTTGTTTGTTCCTTTAGGTTTAGGGCCAGATTGGATTTGCCTGCCATGCTGCGACATCAGCAGCCTTTGTCTCTACATACTGTTCTGTGTTCTGGTGCGTGATCATCCTGACGGGCTCATTGGGATTGGTGACGTAACCGACCTGCCATTTGCGACGAGTCACCTGATGCGAGCGCCATCCGTCCTCGTCGAGGTGGTATTGTCTGCCATCGTCTGCAAACGGATACGGCCCAATCTCTTTGGCTAGTGCGGGCCTGATCGCGAAACATCCGCCCGCAAGATTCATGAAACCTGTCGCATCTCTAAACTGGATGTCTCTGACCTGCTGCACTGGTGAGTTCATTGCGTTACTCATCAGCGTCCGGCCTTCTTCGGTTCCGCTGTAGTCGACTCCACACGCTCCCAGCTTCGGAATGCGATCAAAGGCACACGCAATGAAGTGCTGCCAGTTCTCCCCCGGCAGAATATCGTCGTCGATCGTTACGTAAATGTCATGTTTTGCCGGATCGAGCAATTCAGCCAGGGCCTTGTTCAGGGCGTGACATTTCGAGGGCGTGCCATCCAGAATGTGGAACTCTGTGGGATAGGTAAAGGACATTTGAAGTTCGTCAATTGTCGCCTGGGCCACTGCCAGTCGATGCGTTGGGACCACCACAAGAAAACGTGGGCCCACTGGCGATGTTGGTGCGTGCCGTTTGTTTTGTTGCAGTACATGACTGAGCAGTGCCGGGTTGCGGTGTTCGGTGTAGTTTCCGCTTGCTGTCCCGGAGTCCGCAATTGCTCGCAGGATTGCTCTCAGGTTGATCGGAATCCGCTTTGCATCAATGCCACCTTGCTTGACTCTGCGATACCTCGGAAGTGTTGATGATGCTGCGTCGCCATGACGAACCCAGATCCAGCCGACCGCATTGGAAACGACTTTCGTTTGCCATCGTTTGTGGTATCCCCAGTGTTGTTCCTGGTGCGGATCTTTGTCGTGATCGGTTACCAGCGTTACAAACTGAATTCCGGGATGATGCAAGAGGTAGCATGTTTCTCGCCAGAAGACGTATCCGTTCGGCCAGATCAAATTCCACTCGCCTGACTCCGGGGCAGCTTCGCGTGTCCGCTGGCAATACTCTTTGCAGATCACGTCGTCATCGTCCATTCGGCTGACAATCTTCCGCCCCTCTGGAAGCTCCCAGTTCTCGCGGTAGAGTTTCCAGTTCGGTCGGTGAAGTGCTTTCACTTCGCAACCCGTCGACCGGAATGCGTCAAGTCGCTCATTCAAAAACGGATCGTCAGGATTGACCGCAATATGAATCACGGGCTTAACGGTCTGAAATGCCAGCGATGGAATGGACGTGTGTCGCGAGATCTCCAGGCGTCGCTCTGACAATCGTGGATCAGTGTAGGCCGACTGAATGATCATAATGTGGGGAATCATTGGACTTGCTTCTCGATGAAGTCTCTGTGCGTTTCCAGGGGCCGCCGCTTTACGGTCCTTGGCCCTTTCTTCGTGATCACATACACCGGCTTTGATGCCTCATGTTCCGCCTCAACACTCGAAGGAGTCGGCAGCAGTTCCGCGAGAAAGTCATGCAGGCCGTCGCACCAAGCTGGCTCAGTGTTGTTAATGATGGTTGCGCGTGCGGTAAGTCGCTGGAATGTTTCCTTCTCGGCCTGATGCTGGAACCGTGCAAAGAAAGGCCGCGTGCGTTGTGGAGTTCCTCGATAAACATTCCCGTACAGCACTTCCCACAGCATGGTGTTTTCATGCAGATTGAAGTCGTCGAACATGGTCCGCAGTTTGTCTTTCTCCAGCCAGTGAGGCAGGTGCGTTGCGTAGTCGTGTTGGGTTAATCCGCGAGCCGCCAGAGCTTCCATTGACGCCGTCTTACGCTTCTGCCAACTGTTACTCTCGTCTGGCCGCCACGGTTCAGCACGAGGCGTCTTGATGTCGTTCAGCGTGAACGGCTTCAGGAAGTAGATGTCGTCCATCATCCACACGCATTCAGGATCAATCTCCGCATGTGTCGCGATGTAAAACACCTTGCCGAGCATGTCGCGAAACGCTCGATTCGGCTTCGTGTGCGGCACTCTCTTTTTGAGGATCACATGCCCGTGATACCAGTCCGGCTTATCGCCAATGATGGTGATCTTTGCTCGACCTTGGAAAAACGTCTCGACTGATCGAATAGACCATCGCAATTCATCGGCCTGTGCCCCGCCGTCCCAATAGGGCCAAATAAATTGCATCGCTGGAGCATCTGGTGATCGGTGTTTTGTTTCTCCGCAGCCGCCGCATGGTTTCGCCGCTACTGTAATCTCTCCGCGTCGAGCTTTTTGCACGAGCAGTTGGGCTGTTTGCTGAAAAAAATCGCCGCCAGTTTCAATTCGCCACGGGCATGATGGGCAGAATCCCGATGGCACGATGCCAATCGGGGCGGCTTCGATATTAGAGCATCCGAGTCGTTCGGTTTCGCCAATCGTAAATGCGAACGCGCATGTCATGATGGTGTTATCACTACTGTATTCGGAAACTTAAATCCAAGAGAATCTGTTGACGACTTTGTTAGCGTAAATGAATTTACGCAGTTAATATTAATAGCCCCTGCATTCAGGCCATAACTAGCAATCGCGACCTCAAAACCGCCGGAGTGATACAGTGCCTGCAGTGCAATCTGAGTGTTGCCCCCAAAGACGGCACCTCCAATACCTGCTCGAAATCTCGCGGCGGAATGATCGACGCATGTGGCTCCGCTGAGCTTTTTGACCAATTCCGCTGACTGGTATTCGAAGCAAGAATTGGAAATGAAAAACAGCGTGAACGAACCCACGTAAAAAGGCTGGCAAACTGCACTTGCTCCTCCGGGATCAGGTATCGCCACGCTAAATCGAGCAGGCGCAACTTTATTTAAGCATCTCTTTAAAACCGGGAATGTTCCGCAGCCCCCAATGATGGTTTCAATTATTCCCGATGACGACGCACTCGACTGACTTGGAGGAGTCGACTCACTCGGAGTCTGACCACAATGGCAGCAACCGAGCAACATTACGCACCCCCTGACGATGCTGAGCCACCAGGACAGTCGGCCGCGTACGGTTGCCACTCGCCGTCGATGTGCTCGATCTTGATGTATGTCCCGGCGTCCACTGAAATTTGTGTGAATCGATTCACCACAGTCAGAATCAGGGTCGTCTTCGTCAAGTCTCCGTTTGCTTTGCGACGAAGCACAGCGGCCCTCGCAGTTGAGGGATCTCGCTTTGTGTTAACTGCGGCTACCAAGTCATCTAACAGGACTGCCTGTTTGTTTCCAAAACGACTAGCAGACCGCTCCTGTGCCGATAAATCCATTTCGCTGGACGTGCGGCCCATGCTGCGGACGGCAATGATTGTCTGTCTGATTTGGCCATCGTATTCCGGGCCGATCATTCCGCCACTCATGTTATGGCCCCGCCCATGCAAAGACTCCTGGAAGTTGCGTGAAGTCGCCTTCCTGATATTTGTCAGTGTCGAGGTACAGCACTTCATCTGGCTGAGGTCTTACGATCTCGCGGCCGAAGTCGTCAAGCGGAACTGGCTCAGACGGTTCACTGCCATCATCGCTTAGGATTGTCGTGACGGTGTAGATGTCTGACAGAGGGTTTGGATCTGATGCCGGAGCAATTGGAGTGCCTCCAGATGTCGTCCAGACCTTTTGCCGAAAGCCTGCGTTGAGCGATGTTCCACGATGGTAATCACGTTCATCGACTGAAATCAGAAAACTGAATTCGAGATACTCCGTATCGTTGCGCCGCTTCACTTCGCTAAGAAATCCTGATTCAAAGATCACACGAGCCATGTTAGTGTCGATGTACCACCGGCCGCATCTGATTGGGGCGATGTTAACGCGGTTTCGCAGTGCTACCACCAGAGCTTCGACACCAGAATCTACCGCCACATTGCAGGTCACAGCAATGTTAATTGTGTTGTCTTCAACCGACTGAATTACCGGGTCGCCAGCCTTGTTGAGAATGGCTTCGTCGTTGCGGTCCTTGGTGATTGCCCGCTCTCGCATTCCTCCGACTGGCTTGATGATCGGCAAATCATTGATCGGGTTTTCGTCAGTGGCTTTTGAGTCCTGACTGTCTTCGTTTTGCTTCGCGTTTTCGTCTGACCACTCCGTGACGTACTTATAGATTCCGCCTTCGATTTGATCACACGCAACACTCCGGCAACTGGTATACGGCCAAAGCGGATTGTAATCGCCGTAGGCTGTGCCCTCGACTGGCAGCCATGCAAACAGGCCCGCAATCTGCGATGGTGCCATGTCGGCTACGTTGCTGGAGATCGTACACGTCAACGTCCATTCCATTGTCGCGCTGAAAACGCCCTTCGCGATCTTTTCAGACCACCTTGTCAGGTCGTATCGAATTGCAGTTGCTGCCATTAAGTCACTCCTCCCAATACTGCTGGCTGCGGCTTGTTTGCGATAGTGGCGAGATGAGCGTTTGTTTTCTTGTGCTCGGCCAGAGCCTGCGAAGGCGTCTTATCTTTCTGAGCGCTGAAGATTGCTTTCAATGCCGCCTCGCTTCCACGTTCCATACCGCTGACGGAAAAGTCTGTGCGGTTGTTTTTGCCCGCTCCCGTGTCGGTTCCGTCTCCGGTGCCACCGGCCTGCAGAGTTGGGTCGATGGCTGGAAGCTCCGGAGCTGCCACCGTCAGTGCGGCCTGTGCTTCCACGTTCAATGCGTCAAAACTGTCAGCCAGTTGCGTTGCCACGGCTTGCGTCTGCTGTTCGAGTGACTGTTCCAGCTCGGTCATGGCTCGGTCTGGAATGTCAGGCAGGGCGGCGACTGTGCTTTCGAATCCATCGAGCAAAGGCGTCCATGCAAATTCGAGTTCTGCTGTTCCACCGCTGGTGATGAAGTTCCAAATCTGCGTCATCGCCATCGCAATGTTCTTGCCGAGATTCGTGAAGATAGCCACCGTACCGTTAAAGATATCGGTAAAGATGTTTTTCCAGTTCTCCGCAAACCATGAGAGATACGCAGGCATTTTGTCGGTGAGGAAGTAGGCGATGTCGTTGAATGCAGTCACCATGATCGACACCATTGACAGCCCAACGAATTGAATGATGGGAACGATGTTTTCGAAGAACCATCGGAACTTCGTGACCCACTCCATAACAACGGAAAGCATTCCTCCAAACGTGGCCGTGGTCGCTCCAAAGATGTTCGTATAGGTGGTGTTCACCACAGCGTGCATCCCACCAAACGCGCCCTTGATGACCATAAACAACTGATTTACAACTGGAGCAATGGCACCAACTGAAGACTTGATGCCTTCGCTCATCGCAAGAATACTGGTCAGGACTGGTTTAAATGCTTCCGTGCCAACTCCGCCCAGTGCTCCAAGCGTCTGCATTAGGTTGTTTTTAATCTGCGTCAGCATCCCACCGGTTGTGTTGCCGATGTCTTCCAGCGAGTTCGCGTAGTAACCGTTGCCTTCTGTCAAATACGCCATCGCGGCGTCCATCTCAGTGATGCCGATCTTTCCGTCACTGATCATCTTGTCGAGTGCCGCGCCGCTCTTTCCGGTTGCGTGCTGCAGCCCCTCGTAAATCGCAATACCACGTTCTGAGAGCTGGTTGATTTTATCCTGACCGAACGATCCGCGATTCGCTCCCTGCTGATAAATGCGTGCAAGGTCGCCAAGCTCAGTGCTCGTACCGGCCGCAATCTTCGCCAGTTGGTCCGTCTTCGCCGCAAGGTCAACAGCGGCCACGCCACCCTTGAACAGCAGTCGTGAGGAATCCAGCAATTCCTGATTGTCGAACAGTCCGGCCGCTTTTGTCTTCTGGATGGAAGCAACAATTGCTGCCCCTTGCTCCATTGAATGCACCATCGTGCCGAACACTGCGATATTCTTTTCAACCGCAATGGCAACCTTGGCCCCGAACACAACCGCCGCGATCGCCCCATATATCGCGACCTGGCTTGTCAGTCGAACCAGTGAACCAAGCATCCCAGTAACCGAGCTTGCAGCGGCAGCAAAGCCTCTGGCCGCCATCGCCCCGGCAGCAGCGGCGACTGAGTAAAGAGCCGATGCGGTCATGACAGCAACGCGACCGGCAAGCATCAACGCGCTCGTCATCAGTGAAATCGCAATCGAAGCAGCTCGCACCGGATTTAACAGCACCAGAATCGGCAGCGTCAAGACCCTGATCGCAGTCGCAGCAACTCCAACCGCAGTCGAAACCAGCGACAGCCCGAACGATAGAACCTTCAGCGCACCAGCTCCCGCTTTCCCCGCAACACCCAGCGCCAGCAATCCACCGACCACAAGACGAATCGGCGGAGGTAGCATGGCAAGCCATGTGCCGATGACTTTGATGGCCCCAATCCATCCGCGAAACACGAACCAGACTTTTGCCACAGAGAGCGAAAGGGACAGCAATGGACTGACGATAGACCATGCTGCCTTTGCGAGCCCGACAAAACCCATTACGAGAAGCTTGACCGGCAGCAGCACGGTACTGACAACCATTGCCAGTGCGTTAAATGCAGCGACAGCAACCGACCACACGGCTCTGACTGGGACCATCAGCATCGCGAAGGCTGTTGTCAATAGGTCGGTCACGATCATCACGGCATGGATATTGTGCGCGATGTGCAGAATTGCGCCGGACATTTGCCGCAGCACGGATCCCGCCCCGGTCGCTGCCGTGCTTACCAGTCTCGCTTCCCCGGCAACTGTGTTCAGGACTTTCGTCAGGTTGCTGGACGCTCGTGACGCAGTGTCTGCCGAAAATGCAATCGATGTAATTCCGGACTCGACGGCGTGTGCAGCCGTGGAGACTTTGTCTAATGCTTCAGCGGTGCCTTCTGCTGCGCTGGCGACCGAATAAAGTTTTGCTGAGCTGCTCCCTAAATTCTTAAAGTCGATGTCCTTGACGCTTGCGGCCAGTCGCCGCGCCGCAGGGTCTACCGCAATAATTGAGGTTTTTACTGCGTCAAGAGATACGACGGTCATCCGAAGTCCGCTGAGCGACTTCTGTAGATCGATATCGAGTTTGAATTCCAGATCGTCGAGATTACCGCCGGCCATGTTTTACCTCGACATTCTTTCGCGAATTCGTTGCATGATCTCTTCCGCTTCGTTCAGCGGTGGAGCGTCATTGAATTTCAGCATGTATTTTTGTGGCGTGTGGTCCGGAGGTGCCTCAGATATCGCCGCCGATACACTCCAGTACGTTGCCACCGCTGCCCTCAGGTCGTCTCGCTTACTGCCAAATGGCCTGATTCGATAAAACGCTGCCCACTCAATAATCTGCGTTTTTGTCAGCCTGTTTTCCAGATAGTCCGGATGCGCTGATGAGTTTCCACCGACCCCGCACAGACAAAGCTCAAAGAGCATTTGCCGCGTGGAATCGGCTTTTAGTTTTTTTCCGCTGCGTCCAACTGTGCGTCTACTTGCTCCTGGCTCTTGTTGTTGGCCTTGCCGATGATTGTCACGAGCGATGCGTACAGAGGAGCGTTGCCGGTCTTCAGTGATGCAAGCTTTTCGTCACTGAAGACGATCGTGCCGTCAGCGTTGACAATTGACTTTTGAATCATCTCAATCTCTGCTTTGTCGCGGTCGAACTGCACCGGCGACTGAATGGCTTTCGCCAGTCGCTTTAGTTCACCAATCGGCAGTTGCTTGACTCTCGCACGCATTGACGGCTTGTGAGGCAATGGGAATTCCTCAATTGAGCAGGCTGTTTCCTGTTCGCAATTTTCAGTCGTCAAAAAATCGGAGGACATCAATGGTCTTTCAGTTCAGGATTTGTTGAAGCCTGGCAATCAGTCGCTGCTTTGCGATGGGCCTGATCTCTCGCCAGTGTCGTTTGAAATTTTCGTGAGTTGTCGTGTCGTTGCCGGCGTATCGCTGGGCAAAGTAGATGCCAACCGCTGCCCGCGTTCCTTGTGATCTTGATTTGATGGCCTGCCGTGTTTTTCGTCGTGTTGCTGGTGTCTTGCTGCGGATCTCAGAGGCGATCAACTGGGCCTCGGCTGCTACTGCTTCCGCTACTCGCTTTTCCAGCCGATTGATGAATTCAGTGAGCGTCACAAATCACCATCAGCGACGTCTGCAATCTTCGGCTCTGCTGGCTGAATTGGTGCCGTCACTGTTGTGGTCAGTGGTGAAGGCACCAAACCCAGATCAACCGCGTAGGCCCGCTCCATCATGGCCAACATTCGCTTATCCTTTTCGCCGAGCGAGTTCGTTTTCGATGCCTCTCGCAGCAGCTTAATGTCTGCGACGATTGCCTCACGCTTTGGGGCAGTGAGGTAGGCCATGACTCGTTTTCTGCACGCCTCGTCTTCCGGCAGTGCCTTCCCCAGAACGCACAACTTCCATGCGTCTGGATTGTCGACCACCTGCCCAACGGGTAAGTCTAGAAACTCAAGCGAGTCGTACATATCGCCCGCCGCTTCCACGCGGTTTTTTTCGTCGCGTGAAAACAGAGGATTGATGGCCCGTCCCGGTACTGTTCGAATGCACTTCATTGGAGCCTCTCAGCCTATCAGGTAGGCATTGCAATCTTTTCGGTGATCACAGCCTCAAACTTGCTTTCGATGACTGCTGCGCCCTTTGTGCTGATTGGCATCTTCGTGACGATGTATTTCACGCTGATCGTCTCGCCAGAGTTCGCCAGTTTGTAAGCGCCAGTAATGGTCGTTTGGGCGTCGAATGCAGCGCCAAGTGCGATATGGACGGCGTCAGTCGGGTCGTATGCGATGATGTCGGCCGAGAGCGAGCCAACGCCACGCACACCAGTTGCGATCGGAGTTTCATAGGCTCGATTTACGCCCATCAAGTTGTGAATCTTGTTTTCACCCGGATCCAGCTCAATGTTGTCGAGGAATGGAATCTCGGTGAGGGTGTTTGAAATCGTCATCTGCAGTTCGGTCAGCAGGGTCTTGTGTGAGACTGCGGGCATTGTATGGCCTTTCGGTTATTCGGATGCAAATGGAATTTGATCGCCGCGCAGGTCAAACAGGTTTGACTGATCCTGCTCGTTAAACTTGCGACGGATGTTGAAAACTGTCAGGCCCGCATGATCCGGAGCCTGTGCGTAAACGTCGTAGATCTGATCTCTGATTCTGGCCTTTGTCAGCACAGTGAATTCAGCAGACCTTGAAGCAAGGTCTGCCGTTTTCACTGTCAAGCGACCATCAACATCAGTGAAGGCTTCACCGCCGGATGGAATCTGGTCAATGTCTGTAAACGCCCGAAATCGGAGTTCGCTGTCATCATCCAGAATGAAATCGACGTCGGTTGCAAACTCTCTTTGCAGTCGAGGAATTGCAAACTGATTGAACCGCTGTTCAAATCGAGAAGCCATTAGCCACCGCCTGGCGGGATGCACTTTGTAAATCGCAATCCCATGTGTGGCTTAGTGGCTGCTGTCTTCCCTTTTAAATATCGATCAGCTTCAATCAGATCTTTGATTGGAACAGTCGACATCGACCGGCCATTTTCACTGGACGAGCTAACCATTCCTTTAGCGACCGACTCAATAGCGTCCTCAATCGATTCGATTGTTTCCTCTTCATAAGCCATTGGAACGCCTCCGGGATGTGGTCAGAAATCAGCGACAATCAGACATATGGTTTGTGCAGTGCCTGCGCTGTCGTGTTTGCGCCGCCACCGCCACCGCTCACGATGAATCCGAACAGTGCGTTATTTGTGCTGGTGGTTGTTACTTTGTTGGCGGAGTCGTCCCACCATACCTTGGCATAGTCCGCAGCGTTGTTGAGATTGACAACGTCATAGATCCCGCCGCCAGCCGCAACCGCGCCCTGCACAGCGTTTGTGATTGCATGATGTGCGACACCGCATGTCAGGCCGGTTGTATTGCCGAGCAGCAGAACGTCGCCTTCAGTGACGTTTGCGCTTGGCGTGTAGTCAATCATCTGCGGCTCGCCGCTACGGAATGTCGTCTGTGGCATTGATTAAGCTCCTTGAACTTGTTGTGAAACGAAACTAGGTGGCCTAACGACGGCCAGTGTTTTGTGACGCGCAATGATTTCAGCACCACTTGAAACGAACGCATCAACGGCCTGCGTCACGCCTTCATCCCATCCGGCATCGAACTCATTTGGCTTTAGTCGGTAATCATGGAACGCAATTAGCCCGCCTTCGTTGAGAACGGCGAGACTCTTTTGAATATCAGCCTCCACGAACTCACGGTCGTGATTTCCGTCAATGAACACTAAGTCATAACCGGGCTGCGGAATACTTTCGTCCGGATGGCACAACGTGATTTTGTCCGTCACTCCGTACTTTTTGCACGACGCCTGAAACGTTTCAAATGTGCTTTGCGGCTCTGGTGTCGCACGCCCATCGAAGTAATCAACACAGGTCACAGACGAAGCCGCGCGAGCAATGCAGACTGTTGATTTTCCGCAGTAGCTGCCGATTTCAAGAACCCGCTTTCCTTTCGATAAGTCGGCCAGTGCCCGACCTTCTTCAGGATGAAGCCAGCCGGGAATTTCAGTTGGAAACGGAACCGGCAATTGGCTTTCCTCGACAGCTTGTGCGTCAAACTTCTGGCCCCACTGTCGGTCGTTCAGAAAGTCCAGCTCACCCCTGTGACTTACTTTGATTTTCCGAGTTGCCCCAATCTTCAATTGCTGCTCATGAAGCAATCGAGAAAAGTACCAGTCTTCGGGCTCAACTTGTGATTCGTATCGATTTGTCGCCGAATTGAAAACGATCCTGTCGTTGATTGTGAAATGAACCTTGCGAGCCCATTCCGGATCAATCTTGGCGACCCAGCACCCCGTATTAAGCAGCAGTGGCCCAGCAACATCTTCGCTGGTGAATGTTTCAGGCAGCCCCAGAACCTCGTGCATCGTCAATCGACACTTCGGCCGCCATGTTTCGCCGCCGTCGATTGCGGTCGATGTGATGCCCTTCATGTCTTTGATTGGGACAACAACACTAAGCACATCAAGCTGCTTCGCTTCGAGTTCCTCAATCAGATCGTCAAGCCAGAAGTCAGCAGGCCCGATGTCATCATGCAGCATCGCAAAGTACTGAATGCTTTCATCGTTATGGAGTCGATTCAACATCGAACACCATAGACCATTGAAGTTGGCTGCCAGCAGTGAGCCTTGGCGATACTCCACAGCAACAGAATCCATATCACGGCACGCTCGCCACAGTCCGCGCCCTGCACTTGCAGTTTGCTTTCCGTAGCCAGGCATTCCGAGAAATACGTTTCCTTGTCGTGTGAAATCGCTCATGGATTACTCTGCTGACGATGGCTTCGTTGATGGCTTCGTGGATGGCTTTTCAGGAACCGCCTTGATTTCTCCCGGAACTGCAATTCCACGAGCAATCAAGATTTGAGCGATCGACTGATCGACATCGCCTGTTTGCCCTTCCGACAGCTTGCACCCAAAGGATGCGGCTGCGTTTCGCAGCATTAGGATTTTCATTTCAGTGATCCGAATGAATGAGAAGAAATCGGGGCTGAGTGCTCAGCCCCGTGAATCAATTAACCCGCGTTGATTAGCTTGCGCCGCCGTCAGCTCGAACGCCTCCGCGGTATTCCTGTAGCTCGACACCGATGTCGCAGTAGCCACGCATCTGGACGCCAAGCGTATTGAACTCTGCATCCGCAGATTCAACAGTCGGCTCAACGCGACCATTCAGGGCAACGATTTCGATCACCGGAAGCACAGCAGGGTCTGCAATCATGTACCATGCTGCCGCTGAATATCCGGTGTAGTTCGCGTTGCTCATATATGGTGAGCTTTCCACGCGGAATCGGCCTGCGTATGGATTTGCTTCACCGATCGTGGAACTTGCTCCGGTGACAACCTTTTCAGATTTCATCAAAGTGTTCGCGGATACCTTCAGCGGAGTTGGTACAAGCAAGATGCTTGCTTCCATGCCAAGAGGATCGCCATTTGGATCCGTCTGGTCCATGAAGATTGTTTCGGTTGCCTGCAGGCCACCGATCGTCATGTCCGCAACTGCCGTGTTGACGTTAGTCCGTCCGCTGGTGAAGAACGATGAGTTGTTCAGGAACTTCGTCCAGAAGATGTTGTTCAGTTTCAGTCCGGCACCGCGACCAAGCTTCATCGGAACGGCTGTGATTGCTCCCAGATCGTCGTTGATGTAATCGGTTCGAGTGATCGCCAACATGCGGCCGTAGGTTTCGGCCTTGTTGGTGTAGGTTAGTTCTGACAACGTGCCATGCTTCAGCTCGCCGTCCGGGCCAACCTTTTCAAATTCCGTGTCAGCGATCAAAGACGTAGTCGTGATCGTTTTGAAGTCGCGAACATTACGGATGGCAGCAATTCGCATCGGCGTCATGTCGACCGAATCAAAACCAGCCCGCAGGAACTTGTTTGCAATGTTGCTTAGGATTGTGCTGATGCTGATTGTGGAGAATCCACTTGCTCGCATCATTCCCTGCGACTGCATTCCAAACGCAGCCCGCTGGACATCAACGCTCATCTGTGATCCACCACCCGCGCGATGCCCGTTTGATTCAGCGGCAATGTGCATCAGCTGATTCAGGCCGATTGTGCTCTTGAATCGATCGTGAGCAATCTGCAGCGTCTGATCGTCAAACATCTTGTCGAGGTTTGGTGCATTCGCAGCTTGGCAGATTGCAGCTTCCAAAACCTTGTTCGTCATGCGTTCGACACCACGACCGGTGATGCGGTATGGTTCTGGCGCACTGGCTTCAAGCAACTCCAGGCGGAACTTATCGAGAGCCCATTTTGCTTCGATAGCCTGCTCTGTAAGTTGCTTGATTGCGTCGATGTTGTGCGGCTGTGAGTCGCAAGCTTTTAATGCGTACTCGGTGATCTGATCAACGCGGGATCGCTCCGCCTTCTTTGCTTCAAAGCCGGTTAACCCAGCTTCAACTTTCTTTGCCGGCGCAGACTGCCCAGCATAGTTTGCCTGCAGGCCAGAAATCTGTTCTGCGTTGAGGTTGTCAGCGTCGAAACCCATCGCTTCGACCCACGTTTTGAATTTTGGTTCCATTGTACTTCCCTTTGCGGATGAAGCGGCAGATGCCGCGATCGTTGCGGTTGTGTTGTCGTCCGCACCGTGCGAAACGAAACCAAAACCTTTTAAAGTGCCTGTCCGTGTGATGTACGCGGGGCCTGTGATTTCTTGACCGTTGACGGTCACTGTTTTGCCTTTAGCGAGTTCTTCAACCTTGTGCGGCACAACTTCGAGTGATGCCTGCCACTGGTAGCCGTTGGCGGCCGAGTTAACGACTTCGTCACGCGCCGCAGTTGCGGCTGTTGCCTTGCCATTTGCTACGAGCTGGCTGCCATCGTTGACCAGATCAAAGTTTCCAACTCGTTTGGTCGCGTCATGATCGAGATTTGCGACTAGGACTTTGCCAGCTTTCAGGCCGGCAAGATCAACAACAACTGGCATGTCCCAGCCTGCGATATTGAGCGCCCCGCCCGTGTAGAACGTGCTGCTGAATGCCTTTGGGCCTGTTGCTGCGTCGCCCTCTGCGGCTTGGATTGTGACAGGTGCGGACATTCCGACGATTGCGTGCTTAGCCATTGGCTGGAGTCTCCTGCGGCTGTGTTGGTGGCGTTGCCGGCTCTGGTGGCTTTGTGATCCCAAGGATCTGAGCCACAACCGGGATGACGTGCTGCGGAAGATTCAGCAGCATGTTGATCTGTCTTTGCTGTTCAACGGTGATCCCGTTTGATACTGCCGTCTTCTGCAGTTCGTCTTCAGGATCAAGTCCGCTGGCGATGTGCTCTGAAGCGATTGACGAAGTACCGTTCTTCAGTTTCTTGTCGGCCGCGTTGGCTTCGCTTTCGATGTCCGCAACCTGATGCTTTGGCCAGTCCCAGACGTGAGTCTTTGCGCCTTCGCTGATTGCATCAGGATTTCCGCCGATCCAGTTGTAAGCCATCACCGCATAGTCAAACCACACGGCGAACATCGGCTCCAGAACGCAGTCCTCACAGTCCTGACGATCGCTGTCCAAATGGCCGTAATAGGTCTGGTGGTCGAGTCGGCCTGATGCGTAGTTGTAAGACGATGAATCGCAGGCCGCTTTGTTATACGGCATGCTTTTGGGGCGAGCCTGCTCATTCACAAGCGACTTTGAGAACTCAGCATGATTCGCTGTCGGCTGTTCCGCTTTCGGCTGAAATGCGTCGTAGCCAGCAGGCAGCGCGGTCATCATCCGTTTTTGAATGTCCAGAGTGGACATCGCAGAAACGGAATCCATTTCTTCCGGCTCGAACTGCGTTTTGATGAAGAGTGAGAAGTCGGCAATGTTCTCCGCTGCGGCAACTGTGGCTTCTCGCCATCGACGGGCAGACGCACCGAGATTGAGCGTTGAGGCACATTCGGGGATTCCTCGATGTTGCCCAGGGCGACGGAGTTTAAACCAATGTGTCACAAACCTCGCCGCAACCTTTTCAGGATTAATGAAACGATTCTGAGCGGTCAGATTTGATCCCGGATGATGCTGCAGAAAATCATACAGCGTTGGTTTTCCAAATTCGTCAAACTGAATGCCGTCGATGTAGCCCTTAGTATTGTACGGCAGATAGGGCGTTTGACACTGCTCAGTTTCGTGCAGCACCCAATCGAGTTTGACGCGGCTTTTCAGCCCGGAATTGCGGCGCAGAACCCCAAACCCTTCGCCGTCCTGATGCTTGGCATGCGCAATGCACCACAGTTTTCGACGAAACTGAATCTCTTTAGTCCAGTTCCACCAGGCGAGTTCCACCATACGGTTGAAGCCTTCGGATCCGGTCTGCATTCGCAGTGACGGTGACTTACCGATCAGATCGGTCGCGTAGGTCATCGCGATGCCGTCCGAATAACCGTTATTGGCTACGTCGTAGCGTGATCGCTTCACTAAAGTCGCACGAACTTGCGGCGAATTAGCGGAGTCAGCGTCTAGGGCATCAGCAGGAGCCCAGTAGTTTTTGTACTCGTCTGATGAACCCGCTGCGTCATAACTGGCGACAAGCTTCCGGCGTCGATGCTGCTCACTGAGATTGCTGGCGAAGACTTCCCCGAGATCCCGGCGCGATCGCGACTGCATCCGGCTGATCGGCCGGGCATATTGATCGAGAATGATTGGCGGGAACGGGTTCTTGACCATACCCGCAACGATAGCGGGCTGTCAGGAAATGTGGGGGATGTTGCTGGTTGTTGATTCTATGGATGGAAAGGTCATCACAACGAATCCCCTTCAGTGTCTTCCTCTGCTTCATCGTCCACACTGCGAACGATCTGTTCTGGCTGCTGCATCGTATAAAGTTTTTTTCCGCAGTGCCTGCACTGTTTGTAACGGAACGTCGACGCAACTCCAGGGATAGTGCCGTATGTCCGGAAGTCAGCGCATCCGCACTTTGGACAAACCAACCGGCCCCCAGTTCCTACTGATCGTGCTGCCATTTCTGCGAGTGTCAACTGTGGTTTCCCTTTCATTTGCCAGCCGCCATTTCTGCCAGCGTGCGGGTCTGTTTCGTTTCCTGCGTTTTCTGTTTCTGCCGCTGAATAGACACCGCCACCAGTGACATGTATGCAGCGTCCAGCCAGTGGTTTTTATGGTACGTTGTGACCCACTTCAGAACCTGCCCCTTCCCTTTTTCGTAGACTGACTCCTGCTTTTCCGCCGTCATCTGTTTTGCTAATTCACGTCGACTGCCAGGCTTCGATTGCTTTGGTAGTAGCAATGCCTGCGGATGGTCGAGATCCACGCTTAGTGACCGATGCAGCCTGAGTTTCCATGCGTCTGCGTTGTTGTGGGTCACCTCAAAACGTCGCATCTTTCCCGCGAATACTCGTTCCGTTGAAACGAAATACCAGCTATCACCAAGCTTCGTGACTGTTCCGCCGCGTTTCTTTGGTGCGTTATATGTGGCCTTATGCTTCTTGTACCCAAATCCCATCGCCGGCATCCATGACGAGCATCCCCAGCAGGCTTCGTAAAGCGCATCAGTGTTCCAGTGACAGTCCAGCAGCGTCAAATCGACGTGTAGCTTTTCGACATCTGGACGGCCTTCAATGCTGTATCCATAGTCAAATCGGTCGCAAGTTTCACGAACAGCCTGTTGAAGTGCCTGAGCTTCTGGGATCCCTTCAGAAACTTTCGTGTATCCAAAGTCAATGCAGACAACTCGACCTGATTTCGTTTCAGCGACGACGAACCATTCCAGCTGCTCTTTTCTCGCATCGACCCCGGCAACAATTCGCACTGTATCGGCCGGCGCGATCATCCGCGGCAAATCATGCTGGCGATTCTCGACAGCTTCGACGCTAAGAGGTTCCACGTCGACGGTTCGCGGAGCTGGCGGCCATGCCCATGTCCACTGAAGCAATTCACGATAGGCTAAATCCTCATCAATGGCTCGCTTTGCCCGCCATTCGTCCACGCCAATCATCGCGACGTCTGCAAATGCGTTGGATGCTGCGGAGTACCTGAATCCACATGTGCGAGTCTTTGGGAGTTCCCCGACAATCTGACCGGCTTCGAATCGCTGGCCCTTGTGGAGCACCTTGGCGTTCTTCAATTGAGTTTTGCGGATCTCTTCAGACCAAAGAATTCCACAGGCAGGACATGAAAACCTCGATTCTTCTGCGTCGATTTCTTCCGTTGCTTCCTGCCAGCCTACAAAGTGCTCACGCTCTGGTGCGACGTACTCACCGCAACTGTGGCAAGGAACATGGACGAGACCAGAAGATCCGTTCTGCCATTCCTGCCAAATGCGGCCAGTTTCTTCTGAGACTGTGCATTCCAGATACACCCGCTTTCGATTTCCAAAGAATCGCGTTCGCCCTTCCATCTGGCGGAGCTTTGTCGCTTCATCCGACGCACCGCCGACCTCATCGAGCTTGTCCGCTTCTGTCACCACGAGGACGCGACTTGTGAAAGCAGAACGCTTTTCGTCTCCACCACCTCCCGACATGAACTTCAGGTTCACGCCGTTGCGAAGAGTGATCAGCTCGGGGGTTCCTCCCCTGGATCCGCCCCCATTCTTCGGCAGCAGATCAGCGAATCTGCTCGACTCGATGGCTGGCTTGATATCAACCTCCCATTTGTCGCGAGCGATATCCATCGTGGGAAGTCCGACGATAACAGTCTCCTGAACTTCAAATGCGTGGTACATGATCGGGATGACGTAGCCAGCCAGCGTCTTCCCAGACTGCTGACAAGCGACAAACGCAAACCGGGACCATCGGCCGGAATCGATCTCGTCAAACCAGAGACCATGTGCCGGCTGTCGATGGCACCTAAACAACTGGCCCTTGTAATCGCCATCTGGAATAACGACTTCCTGTTCCGCAAACTGGCGAATCGTCCGCAGTGGCGAAACTCTGGCATATCGACGAATCGCCTCCGCCCACGCTTCATTTGAGGCAGTTGCAAACGATCTCCAGTCAGTCGCCATCTGATCCATGAAGTTGTGTCAATCCTCGTTCAACTTCTTCGGTTGCTTCCTCAACCAATGAGAAGGCATCGTGGTTCTGTTGTCGCTTGAACGTCTCCGCGAGCCGCTTAAATGGCGAAAGGATTGCTCTCGCGCAGTCCATGAATCCATCCATCATCACGACCTGTCCTCGCTTCTCTGCCAGCTTTATTTCTTCCTGCTGGGCCCTTGCCATTCTGTAACGCTCAAGACCCTCAGACTCTTCACCGTTTAGCATCGGGTCATCTTCGACGGGTTTCGGTTGCTCTGGCTTTGACCGCCCAATGTTCCATCCGATTTTCCGGTTCGTGTTGATAGCCCACTGTGCAATTTCGGCGAGGTCATACGAGCGTGGTTGAAATGGCATGCCGTCGTTTGTCCAAGAGGCCACCGTTCCGGACGGGACGCGAAAAAACTCCCCGACCTCCTTTCGGCTGCCTACAATCCACGGCTTCTGTTGTTGATTTCCCACATTTCACACACTGTTGGTAAAAAAGTTGGTCGTATTTTTAAAGAC